CTGCGGACGGCACGAGCGAACTGCACCTGCGCACCGGCGGCACGACCGCGATCGCAGTCACCAGTGCCCAACGCGTCGGCCTCGGCGTCGACACGCCAGTGGCCCGAGTGGACATCGGCGGCAACCAGGCGAGCAACATTGTCTCGGTCGCAGCCTTGGACATCGACTGTTCGGCAGGCAACTTCTTCACCAAGACGATCAACGCCAACAGCACGTTCACCTTCAGCAACGTGCCAGCGTCGCGAGCCTTCGCCTTCACGCTCGAGCTGATCCACACCAGCGGCACGGTGACCTGGCCGGCAGCGGTCGTCTGGCCTGGCGACGGCGCGCCGACTCTCACAATCAACCGCACGCATCTGTTCACGTTCGTCACCGACAACGGCGGCACGACTTGGCGTGCCGCTTCGCAAATCAACTACCTGAGCTGACCTATGGACCAGGTATCTCGCGCACTTTTGTCGGTCGCAGGTGGCGTTGTTGGTCAACCTACCGACCCGCTGTTCAACCAGGTCGGCTTGCTGCTCGTCCCCGAGGGGAGCTCAGGCGGCAACAACAACTCGGCCTTCGACGCGAGCGGCAACAACCTAACGGTCACTCGTGCTGGCAATGCGACGACCGGGACGTTCCATCCGTTCGGCAACCGCTGGTCGAATTATTTTGATGGCACTGGCGATTATTTGAGTCTTCCCGGGCCTGCTTTGGGTTCGGGAAACTTTACAATAGAAGCTTGGGTCTGCTTTACAAGTTTACCCAATAGCCTAAATGCCATTTATTCCAATGGCTTAAATGATAGTACTGGTGCCATTGCTGCAGTGGTGTATGTCAACAGCGCAGGAAATTTGGGCTTTTATAATTACCCCGTTGCAACCACAACTAGCAGCACAGTGCCGCTTGGCAGGTGGACTCATGTAGCAATTGTAAGAAACAGCGGCACGATCGCGTTGTACATAAATGGGGTTAGTGGCGCCACTGTAGCAAACAGCAGCAATATTAGTGATGCTGCGGTACAGGTAATGCGTGGTTTCGGTGGAGTTACAGACTCCCCGACTGGTTATATGAGCAATCTCAGAGTGGTTGTGGGTACAGCGGTGTACACCGCCAACTTCACCCCTCCGACCGCCCCTCTTACGGCCATCGCCAATACCGCACTGCTGACCTGCCAGAGCAACCGCTTCCGCGACGCCAGCAGCAACAACTTCACCGTCACGCGCAACGGTGACGTAAGTGTGCAGCGTTTCAGCCCGTTCGCGTACGACGAGCCGTACGCGTTCACCGAGGGGGGCAGCGCCTACTTCGATGGGTTGGGAGATTATCTAAGTGTCGCCAGCTCAACCGCTCTGGACTTCGGCACCGGCAACTTCACAGTTGAGTTTTGGGCCAATTTCTCCGAGTTGACGTCAAACCGAGTACTGATCGACCGATACGATTCCACCAACGGCAACAGTTGGCAGATTTATTGGCGCTCAACCGGGTCGTCCATCACGTTCTACGCCGGTGGAGCGGTTGTGCTGCAAGACCCAAGCGCGACCAGTATTGTGCCGAAAACGTGGAACCACATTGCGGTCACGCGCTCTGGGACGACCGCGAGGATGTTCATTAACGGCGCATTGGTCGCCTCCGCGACAAACAGCACTACACTTACAAACGGCTTGCCACTGGTCGTGGGCGTTCAGCGAGAGACGTTAACCAACTACTTCAATGGATTCATCTCAAACGTTCGTATTCTGACGGGCACCGCGCAGTACACCGCCAACTTCACGCCGCCCGCGCTCCCGCTCACGGCGATCACCAACACCAGACTCCTGCTCCTGACCAACGACGCGCCGATCGTGGATTTCTCGCGCAACCACGTGATCGAAACGGCTGGTAATAGCGGCGGCCCCGCGCTAAGCACCAACAACGACGGCAAGTTCGGCGGCGGGGCGATCGACTTCGACAGCTTCGGTCGGATTCTTCGCCTCCCAGGCGATGGCAGCCCGTTGAACTTCGGCGCTGGCGACTTCACGATCGAGGCCTGGCACAGACCGACCAGCGTGACCGCCGGTGCGGCAACTGGAGGCATCTTCGCGACCACTGACGGCACCAACCACGGGGTCCAGTTCGACATCACCGCTGGGAAGCTGCGCATTCGCCTAACCAGCGCGAGTGCGGGTACCTTCGTGACAATGAGCAGCACCAACAACGTCGCCGCGTGGCCAAACTGGAGCCACCTGGCGGTGACGCGCTCGGGCGGCACGGTGCGGCTGTTCATCAACGGCGTGCTCGAAGGTACAGCGACCGGTGTCACCGGTACGGTGCGTCCGACCAGCAGCACCATTCGCCCGATCGTGGGTTCGACAGCTCCGGCGTCAATCGGCAGCTCCTCGCTCAACCACCTCGACGGCGACCTTGATGATCTCCGCGTCACGCTGGGTGTTGCGCGGTACGTCGCCGCGTTCACCCCTCCGATCGCATCGTTTCCGAGAAAGTAAGGAGTTCCGTCCATGTTTGTCGCCCAAGTCATCAACGGCACCGTCACCGAGGTGGCCGACTACCGCTCGCTGTTTCCCAACACGTCGTTCACGGCTGCCGGGCCGGACGACGACTTCTTGGCCCAAAACGGCTGCATGCGCGTATCTACGATCAAGTCTTACGATGCGGCGACGCAGAAGCTGGTCGGCACCACCCCGTACGTCGAGGATGGCGTCGTCTACACGGTCGCAGTCGAGCCCAAGTCCCAGGCTGATCTCGATGCCGAGACCGCAGCCAAAGCCGCCGACGTGCGTGCGCAGCGCAACCGCATGCTGGCTGAGACGGACTGGAGGTTTCGGTCCGACATGACTCCGTCGCAAGCCTGGATCGAGTACTGCCAGGCGTTGCGGGATGTCACGGCCCAACCGGGCTTCCCGTTCACTGTTACGTGGCCGGTCGCTCCGGCGCCCGCGGGCTAATCCCGCGGCTGCAATAATGAGGTACCGAAGGAGTTAGGAAATGACCACACCCAACGACACCGCTGCCGGGGCAGTACTTCACAAAGCAGCATCGGCTGCCACCTATGGCGGTTCGGGGGCTGCGGTCGTGTTCGGCATGTCGGCCAATGAGTTTGCTGCTATTGGGGGTCTGCTGATCGCAGTCATCGGCCTTCTGATCAACTGGTGGTACAAGCATCAGCATCTCAAGCTCGCGCGCACTAAGCTCGAAGCCGATACGTAGCCTAATGCCTAACTCCCGTGTTCTCGTTGCCGGGCTCACGCTCTCGATGGCTGCATTCGTGGGAATCGCGGTCAACGAGGGCTACGTCGAGCGCGCGATGATCCCGACCAAGAACGACGTTCCCACGGTCGGGCTGGGGTCCACGTCCTACGAGGACGGCAGCAAGGTTCGACTCGGTGACCGTGTGACGCCGGTTCGTGCAATCGTCCTGGCGTCCAACCACATCTCGGGGGAAGAGAAGGTCTTCCGGGACTCGCTGCCCGATGTGAAGCTCTATCAGGGCGAGTATGACCTGTACATGGACTGGGTCTACCAGTACGGCACCGGTGCGTGGAGTCGCTCCTCGATGCGTCGAGAGCTGCTGGCGGGCAACTACCGCGCCGCGTGTGATGCGCTGCTGCGCTACCGGTTTGCCGGCGGCTTCGATTGCTCGACGCCTGGCAACAAGGTGTGTTCCGGTGTGTGGACGCGCCAGCTTGAGCGTCACAAAAAGTGCATGGAGCTGCAATGACAATCCTGCTCAACGCACGGCTGTGGATTGCGCTGGCCCTGGCTTTGGCGCTCGTGCTGTCTCACTTCACCGCGTATCGCGCGGGCAAGAACGTGGTGCGAGCGCAGTGGGACAACGACAAGGCCGAGCGCGTGAGCCAGGCCCTGATGGCCGAGCAGGCTGCGCGCCAGCGAGAGCAAGAGCTTGTCGCCGCGCTTCACAACACGGAGAAGAAATATGTCGAACAGAGGCAAAAGGCCAGCGTGGCTGCTGCTGGGGCTCGTACTGAGCTTGAGCGCTTGCGCAGCGAACTCGCCGCCCCTCGTGGTCCAGCCCCCGCAGATCCCGCCACCCCCATCCGAGCTGATGATCGAACCGGACTTGAATCAGAGCTACTCGGACATTGTGCGACGGCTCTTGTTGGACTGGCACAAGAGGCTGACCGACTGGAAGCGGTCGTCGTAGGCCTGCAGCAGTACGTCAGGCAAGTATGCGTAAGGCCCTAAACCGACCCACCAGTGAGCAGTCGGACGAGTTCGACCGGCACATCCAGCACTGGCGCGCTCAGTTAGGGTTAACCCGTTGGCGACTGGAGCGTGGCTCCTCGCCGGCCAAAGACGCCATGGCTTCCGTCGAGTTCAACGACGAAGCCAAACTGGCCACCTACCGACTCGGCGACTTCGGTGCGATGGCTATCACTACTCAGTCGCTGTCAATGACTGCACTCCACGAGGTGCTGCATGTCTTTCTCCATGAGTTGATCGTCACTGCACAGGACCGTGGCGCAACCCCCGAGCAGCTCGATGCTGCTGAACACGGGGTGATCAACGTGCTCGAGGTGGTCCTGGCAGGAGAAACGCATGGGGCACCCCAGCAAGAGACGGGATGAGCAGTTCATAGCTGCGTGGCACGCCAGTGGTGGCTCGCCAATTCGCATGAGCCAGGACCTTGGGGTCAGCTTGCGGGCCATCTATTCGCGTCGCGACGCGATCGAGTCACGCTACGGCATCGCCCTGGTAGCCAACAGTCCCAAGGCCACGAAGCACGACCCGGCCGTTACCCGGGCGATCATGTCTTCGCGTCGGGACGTCAACCGGTTGGAGATCCATGACGGGGTGGTGCTGGTGGGCTCGGATGCCCACTACTCCCCAGGCGTCGTCCCGGTGGCGCACAAGGCGCTGTGCAACCTCATCACGGAGCTGGGCAGCGAGGTCAAGGCCGTGGTGCTCAACGGCGACATCCTGGACGGCGGCAGCATCAGCCGGCACCCGCGCATCCGATGGAAGCAAGTCCCTACCGTCAAGCAGGAGCTCGAGGCGGTGCTGGAGCGCACTGGCGACATCGAGCGGGCGATCCGGCCGGGCACGCACCTGTTCCGCACCTACGGCAATCACTGCGCGCGCTTCGAGTCGCGCCTGTCGTCCCAGGTGCCGCAGTACGAGGGGATTGCAGGGTTTACCCTGAAAGACCACTTGCCCAAGTGGATGGACTCCGACCGGATCGACGTCAACGACAACATGGTCATCATCCACGACTGGCACGCGGGCGTGCACAGCGGCTGGAACGATGTGCTCAAGGGCGGCTGTCACACGGTGACCGGCCACACCCACGAGCTCGGCGCGAAGGCGCACAGGGGCTTCAAGGGTACCCACTACGGCATCAAGACCGGGATGCTGGCCGACGATGACCAGCAGGAATTTGACTACCGACTTGGGAAGCCGGGTTTCAACTGGCAGTCAGGGTTCGCAGTGCTGACCTGGCGCGACGGGGTGCTGCTGCATCCCGAGTTCTGCGCGGTCCGCGATGACGGCAAGGCATATTTCAGAGGGCGGCTGTTTGCCGATTGAGCATGAGCGAGAACAAAGTGAAGATCGAATTTGCCCCGGGCTGCTTCGACGACTTCGACGGGTCGCCGGAAGAGCTGGCGGAAATGATTGCCCAACTCAACCAGATGGTCGAGGACGGCACCCTGTTCGAGCTGGCCGAGCCCGTGAGCGAGGAAGAAGCCGAAGAGATCTGGCGCAAGCTGGAGTCCCGGTCGCCGCGCCAGTAAACAGCTAACGTAGCCGTAGAAGCTAACACCTCCTAGAATAGCGGGTCAGGAGAATCCCCCATGGCTGTGATCCGATTCGGCGGTTTTGCTGGCGAGAACCGCGCCTTGCACCCGAAGCTGCTGGCTGACAGCGTGCTGACGGTCTCGCGCAACCAGAAGCCTGGTCGGGGAGACCTGCGCCCCTGGAAAGCGCCGCTCAACGTGGCCACCGTCCCGGCCGGCCGTCAGACGATCTACCGCATGGGCCGTGACGTGGCGAGCGATGCGCAGTACTGGCTGTCCTGGACTACCGTGGTCAACGCGGTGCGCGGCTTCGATCCGGCCGACACGACCGAGCGGACCTACTATAGCGGCGACGGGGCCCCGAAGGTTGCCGACAACACGACCGGTCTGGCGACCGCACCGTACCCGACAGCCTCGCGCCCGCTGGGCATTCCTGCGCCCTCGAGCGCGCTCACCGTATCGGGTTCTGCGGGCACCTACACCGGCACGAGCTCCGACTTCTACTACGTCTACACCTTCGTCAGCGACTGGGGGTGGGAGTCTGCGCCATCTCCGGTGAGTAACCTGTCCCGGCGTCCGAGCGACCAGCCGGCGACGTTGACCGGGTTCGCGACGGTTCCGGCCGGCAACTACAACGTCAACCGCGTCCGCATCTACCGCACCCAGACGGGCAATACCGGTACAGAGTTCTATTTCCTGCGCGAGGTGGCCTACGGCACCTCGACGACCACGGACGATCTGCGCAACCTGGGCGAGTCGCTGCCAACGGCCAACTGGTTCCCGGCCCCGGGCGTCCCCACGGGCGGAGCCGCCAACATCACCGAGCCGACACTGAGCGGCCTGGTTGCGATGTGGAACGGCATGCTCGCCGGCATCAGCGGCAACTCGGTGCGCTTCTGCGAGGCCTACACCCCCTACGCCTGGCCGCCGGGCTACGACGTGGTGCCCCCGGACTCCAAGCCCGTTGGACTGGGCGTGTTCGGCCAGAACCTGGTGGTGCTCACCACCGGCCGGCCGCTGCTGGTCAACGGCTCTTCGCCCGACTCGCTCGACCAGGCTCCGATCGAAATGCCCCAGGGCTGTGTGTCCGCGCGCTCCATCGTGTCGATGGGTGCGGGCGTGGCCTGGGCATCCGAGGACGGGCTGTGCTGGTTCGGCGCTGGCGGCCCCAAGGTAATCACGTCCGGCGTGATGACTCGCGACGACTGGCGCGCGCTCGTTCCCAGCTCGATCATCGGCCAGATGTACGAGGGGCTGTACTTCGGCTCCTACGACGACGGCTCGGGGCGCAAGGGCTTCATGATCGACCCAGGCAACCCGACCGGGCTGTACTTCCTCGACACCGGCTACCCGGCGCTCTACTTCGACGAGCTGCAGGACCAGCTCTACGTGCTCTCCGGCGTGAACGTGGCTCGCTGGGACGCTGGCACGACGCTGACTGCGCGTGTGGTGAGCAAGGAGTTCCGCGCCCCCAGCCCGACCAACTTCGGCGCGGCCGAGGTAATTGCCGACGCCTACCCGGTGACCTTCAAGGTCTACGCCGACGGCACGCTGCGCCACACGCAGACGGTGACCAGCCGCACCCCGTTCCGGCTGCCCGGCGGCTTCAAGGCGCTTGACTGGAAGCTCGAGCTCGAGACGACCAACCCCGTGCAGGCCGTGGCCGTGGCCAACGCCGTCGAGGAGCTCAAAGAGACATGAGCGATCGCAACGACCTGCCTTCGATCAGCGCCAACAACTTCGACCAGCGCGTCCGCGAGACGCTCCAGACATACCTGGGGCGGCAGGGCGACCCGCTGGATCGCGGGCTTACGCTCAGGGATCTGATCGAGAACGGCATCGTCAAGCTGCCGACCGGCTGGACTTTGCGCAACGGAGCCGGATCGCTCCCGCTGCTGCCGGGCGACAACTCGACCACACCTTCGACTGAGGACGAGCCAGACCTGACACCGCCACCGACTCCGACCGGATTTACGGTCACGGCTGGCCTGTCGTTCTTCCTCGTCGAGCACGACAACCCGTCTTACACGCAGGGGCGTGGCCACCTGCGCACTCGCCTGTACGGAGCGACGTGGACGACCACGTTGCCCACGTTTGCCGACGCCGTTGAGATCGCTCAGTTCACCGGACGGGTGTACGCGCACCCGACGTCGCTTGGCACCAAGTGGCGGCTGTGGATCAAGTGGGAGTCCAACGACAACGTGCTGTCGGCGTCGCCCGCTGGCGGTACGAACGGTCTCGCGGCGAACACAGGCCTGGTGGGCACCTCGGACCTGACCGACGCGCTCATCACGGCCGGCAAGATCGCCAACGGCGCGATCGACCTCGGGGGCTCGAAGATCACGGGGCTGCTGGCCAACGCCAACATGGCGGTCATCACAGACCCGACCAAGATCGCGGACAGCCTCATCGGCAACACCAAGCTCGCCGACCTCGCCATCACGGCCGGCAAGATCGCCAACGGGGCGATCGACTTGAGCGGCACCAAGATCACCGGCCTTCTGGCCAACGCCAACATGGCGGTGATCACCGATCCGACCAAGATCGCCGACTTCCTCATCAGCAGCACGAAGCTCGCTGACCTGGCGGTGACAGCGGGCAAGATCGCCTCGGGCGCAATCACGCTGACCAAGTTCGCTTCGGGTATCGAGCCCGTGACCGTCGCGACCGGCGCGCTGCCCACCACCAAGAGCACCGAGACGCTCGCCTTCGGCGGCAAGCTCTATCGGTGGACCGGGTCTGCCTACACCGCCGCGGTCGATGCGACGGACATCAGCGGGCAGGTGCAGAACGCGCAGATCGCTGCGCTTGCGGCCTCCAAGATCACCGGTCAGCTGACCAATGCGCAGATTGCTGATGTCGCGGCGGCGAAGCTGACCGGGCAAATCACCAGCGCGCAAATCTCAGACGGGTCGGTTTCCGGGACAAAGTTCGCTTCAGGTCTTGAGCCCGTAACGATCTTGGCCTCGGTACCTACGGTCAAGTCTACGACGGTGATCGCTGTAGGCGGCACGCTGTACCGCTGGAACGGGAGCTCCTATGTCTCCAGTGTTGCCGCAGCTGACATCTCTGGCCTACTGGCGGACTCGCAGATCGCCGCGCTTTCGGCTTCCAAGCTTGCTGGCCAGATCACATCGACCCAGATCACCGACGGCGCGATCAGCGCGCCGAAGATAGCTGCCGGAGCAGTGGAGACTGCAAAGATCGCCGCGGGCGCGGTGACGGCCCTGCAGATCGCCGCGGGGACCATTACTGGCGACAGGATCGCAGCCAACACCATCGCCGGGTCGAACATTGCGGCCGACACCATCACTGCAGCCCAGATCGCGGCAGGAGCGATTAGCGCTTCAGAACTCGCAGCGAGCGCCGTTACCGCCGACAAACTGGCTGCGAACTCGGTCACCGCAGTCAAGATCGCAGCTGGGGCTGTTGAGACCGCAAAGCTTGCGGTCGGAGCCGTCACCGCGGACACGATCGCGGCCAACGCCATTACTGCGGCGAAGATCGACGCTGGTGCCGTCACGTCTGCAAAGATCGCGGCCGGAACTATCCTGGCCAGCAACATCGCCGCGGGCACCATCACTGGCGACCGGCTGGCGGCCAACACGATCACCGCATCGCAGATTGCCTCGGACACGATCACCGCAGCACAGATTGCTGCTGGGGCCATCAGTGCTTCCGAGCTTGCAGCCGGCGCTGTCACGGCGGGCAAGATTGCCACCGGCGCGATCATCGCTAACGACGGCGTCATCGCCAACGGCGCGATCACCAATGCCCTGATCGCCAATGCTGCAGTGGGCTCCGCCCAGATCGTGGATGCGGCCATCACGTCGGCCAAGATCGCGAACCTTGCGGTGGGCACGGCGGCTATCCAGACCGGTGCCATCACGACCGCACTGATCGCCAACGCGGCGGTGGGCTCTGCCCAGATTGTGGACGCGGCCATCACGAACGCCAAGATCGGCGTTGCGGCAGTCGGCGCTGCAGCCATCCAGGACCTTGCGGTCACCAACGCCAAGATCGCCAACCTGGCCATCGACGATGCGAAGGTGGCTGGACTCTCGGCAGCCAAGATCACCGCGGGCACCATCGCGGCGGATCGACTGGACTCGAACGTCATCACCTCGAAGGTGTTGAGCGTCGACTGGGCGAAGATCACCAATGCGAGCGTCACGAGCGCGCAGATCGCCGACGCGGCTATCACCAGCGCCAAGATCGCCAGCACGATCCAGTCGGACAACTACGCCTCGGGATCTGCCGGCTGGCGCATCAACCGCTCGGGCACGGCGGAGTTCTACAACATCACGCTGCGGGGCAAGATCACCGCAGGCGCAACTCCAGCCACCCAAGTCGAGGTCGGAGCAAACGTCGCCAGCGCTGGCCACCACGGCATCTCGCTCTCGGCAGAGAACTACAACAACTGCTTCATCCGCCGCGAGGCTGACGGCGCTGTCTTCTTCAACCTGAACTCTGGCGGCACGAACGCCATGAGCTTCAACACGGTGTCGGGCATCTTGCAGGTGCGCGGCGACATCGAAGCGACTAGTCTCAAGGTCAACACCGCGATGGTGTCGACGCTCAACATCAACGGCAGCGCCGTCACCGTTCCAGTCTTTGGTTCCAGCTTTGTAGACACCTACACGTTTGGGACTGGCTGGACGACTGTGCAAACGACGAACGTGCCCGTTTCCGGGCTGGCAGGCGGCGAATACATCGGCCTGATCATCAACTCGGTGTCGTCGGTTTACCCGGCGGACAACACCGCGACAGACGTCACCCTCGGCATCTTCGTCAACGGCGTTCTCATTAGTGAGCTTGCAGCCAGCATTGACTTCTTCGGCTTTAGCCACGCCGGCGCGGGGTACGCGCTGGTCACGAACGGCACCAACGTGATCGAGTTCAAGTATCGAGTCGCCACGCCCAAGACGATGACGATCGTTACCTACGCAACAGCATTGGCAGGCAAGCGATGAAGAACTTTGTCCGGGTCGACGCGCACGACTTCGTGAACCAGCATTACGTTGGACCAGAATCACCTGGGGACGGCTGGACGGAGGTATCGCAAGACGCGACCATGACCGTGGCATCCATGACGCGCTGGCAGCTGATCGGCGGCGCGCTGATTGACTCAGGCAAGTCGAAGCTGCCGCCGTCCCCGCATTTGCGCTGGAATGGACAAGACTGGGCCGATCCTCGAGCCCCGGAGCAGGTTCAAGCCGACGCCTGGGCTGCCGTGCGCACGCAGCGCAACCGGCTGCTGCTCGAGTCCGACTGGACCGACACGTACTCCGCCCCGACGCGCCTAGGGCAAACCCTATATTCGAGCTGGCAGACCTACCGCCAGGCGCTGCGCGACGTCACCCTCCAACCCGATCCGTTCAACATCACCTGGCCTCAGCCACCTGGGTGACAGCGCCAGGCTGTTAGTTGATAATCCAGTCCGTGTCAAACACAAGGAGCTAACATGTCGAACCTCGACAAGCTGGTGGAACTCGGTGCGTACTCGTGCGCCGGGGACCTGATCTTCAACAACAAGCTGGTCGGCACGCTGCGAAACGGCGATCTGCACCTCACCGATGAGGGCCGCAAGTTGTTGGACATGGACATCAGCGACGCAGTCGTGCTCTCGGAAACCCCGGCCCCGGCTGTCGCCCCGAGCGAGCCCGTGGCGCTGGACGACGTCCAGATCGAGATCTGATGGCAAGCCGGATCGTTTCAGACCCCGGCCGCGTATTCACCTTCGTCCAACAGCACATGCCTATCAACATGGTCGCCGGAATGAAGGGGTTGGGGCTGGAACGAGACGGCGAGCTCGTGGCTGGTGTGCTCTACGAGGGCTACAACCACCACAACGTGTGGATGCACGTAGCCGCGGAGCCCGGCAGCAAATGGCTCAATCGTGAATTCCTGCGGTACGCCTTTCACTACCCGTTCGTCGAGTTGGGGTGCCGCCGTGTTAGTGGGTACGTGGAGGCAAGCAACCTTCCGGCCCGTCGGTTCGACGAACACCTCGGCTTCCAGCAGGAAGCCGTTTTGCAAGGCGCGGCCTCCGATGGAGGTGACGTGATTCTGTACGTGATGCGGCGCGAGAACTGCCGGTATCTGGAGAACTGAGATGGGTTCCAAATCTAAGGCACCAGCGCCCGATCCCCGGATGGGGGAGGCCGCCAACCGGCAGATCGCTCTGGCCGAGCAGCAGTTTCAGGACTACATCACCAACGAACGCCCGATGATCCGGGCCGTGGCCGATGAAGCCCTGGGCATCCAGCGGGGGCAGGCGCAGCGCGCAAACGCCCTGGCGGACTACCAGCTCGAGAACATGCGGTTCCTCGACAACCGATTCCGCACGGTGGGCATCCCCTTCGAGGACCAGCTCATCGCCGACGTCGGTCGCTTCGACTCGCAGGCCTACAAGGACTCCCAGGTCGACATGGCCCGCGCCGATGTGCAGGGCTCCTTCGACAACGCCGCCGCGCAGATGCGCCGTGGCATGGACCGCCGCGGCGTGAACCCCTTCTCTGGGGCTTCTGTCCTGGCCGAGAACAATGCAGGGCTATCTCTGGCCAAGGCCTCGGCGGACGCGGCCAACAAGACCCGCATGGCGGCTGACCAGATCGGTCTGTCCAACAAGTTCCAGCTCTACGGCGGCATGAAGGGCATGGCGGGGCTCGGTGCGACGAGCGCGCAACTGGCCACCGGTGCGATGGGCACTGGCCTGAACGCCGCAGGCGGCATGGGCGGCATGAGCACGATCTCCTCGAGCGCGGGCAACGCAGCCTTCAATAGCGCCATGGGCGGCATGTCCGCAGGCGTCAGCGGCCTGGGCAACTACTCGAGCCTGGGCATCCAGGCGGCCAACGTCAACGCGCAGAACAACCCGTTCAACACGATCCTGGGCGCGGCCACCGGTGCTGGCATGGCTTACCTGACGGGCGGCTTGTCCACGATGGGCAAGAACGCGGGCTGGGCTAACTCCGATCGTCGCCTCAAGACCAATATCGCCAAGGTCGGCCAGGACGTGCGCACGGGCCTGTCGATCTACGAGTTCGAGTACCTCAACGGCGACGGCACGCGGTTCCGCGGCTTCATGGCTGACGAGGTCGAGACTCTCGATCCGCAGGCTGTGAGCTACGACGACTTCGGGTTTGCATCGGTGGATTACGCCCGACTGGGCACACGCATGGTGGAGGTGTCGCGGTGAGTGCATTCAACTCTGGCTTCCGTATGGGGGCCGACATCTACACCCAGGGCCAGCGCTTGGCCCTGGCGCAGGAAGAGAGCGAACGCCTGAAGCGGGAATCCGCTGCACGGCTCGAGCAGATGGGCCTGCAGACTGACGCACTGCGCCGTGCTGCGGCTCGGGACAACGAGCTGACCCGGCTGCGCTCCGAGATCAGTGACTTCTCCAGTGGGTTGAACCGCCCGGCCACCAACGCTGCGCTGGATGCTGACTTCGATCAGGCGCTCGCCGCATCCACGCAGGCCACGCTAAACGAGAACCTGGTGCGCAACGCCGACAAGGCCCGCGCTGCCGGGCTGGCCGTTCCTGACAGCGTTCCTGCGTACGCGGCGGCATTCCCGATGACGCGCTCCAACGCCGACAATGAATCGGCCCTGGCCGTGCGCGACCGGGTCAACGTCAACAGCCCCGAGTACCAGACTGGCCTGGCGGGGCTGCGGCAGCGCTACGCCCTTCTCGCTGGCGACATGAAGGACTTCGACGCGATCACGACTGCCGAGCGCAATCGCCTGACCGCCCGTGAGGACTCGGACTTTGCACTGGACGTGGTGAAGAACCCCACCGGCGCGGCGGCCGTGCAGGCGCGCACGTTCATCAACGCGCAGACCAAGGGCTTCACGATCGACCCGCCCAACAAGGAGGGCATCTCGACGCTGCGCATCATCCAGGGTGACCGCACCAAGCCGATCGACATCAGCCCGTCGGACCTGAGCAAGATCGCCGTTGGCGTGCGCCGCCTCGAGCGCGGCGACGTGGGCGGCCTCGATGTGATCGCTGGGGTCAACAAGGACGTTGCTGCCGCCATCCGTGCCGAGATGGGCACCCAGCTCGAGGTGTTCAAGGCCAACAACGACGCGAACTTCAAGACTGCGGGGATACGCAACGACACTGCCCGCACGGCCAACGCTGCCGCGCAAACGGCCAATCAGGCCGCGTACTACCGGGCGATGCAGGATCGGTACAACCGTCCGCAGTCCGGCGATCTGCGCGAGTTCGTCAACGACAGGGGCGAAGTGACCCTGGTGGACATCACTGGTCTGCCGCGCCGTGAGGACGGCACGATCCCGCTGCCCGCAGGGCTGCGTCCGCGTACGAACAAGCCGACGGTCGACCCGAAGGACTACGCGGCCACGATCAAGTCTTTCACGGAAGCGGGTCTCGACTTGCCGCAGGCTCGCATGCAGGCCGACCGGCTCTATGGCCTGACGGCCCCGACGCAGGAAGTGGCCGCGCAGCTGAAGGCGCTCAACGACTCCAAGGCCCGTCCGGCCGATGGTGCTCGAGCTCCGGCTGCGGCTCCCGCAGCTCCTCTGGGGCTTCAGCAGCGCCTGGCGAACGCCATCACCACGGACAACGCAGCGGGCAACCGCAACCGGTTCACCGACCTGGCCGACGAAGGCATGCGTCAGATGCCGGCCATCAACTCGCAGTTGGGCGCGCTCTACCGAGCCTTGCCGCTGGCGCGCACGGAGTCCGAGCGTGGTTCGTTGCAGGCGCAGATCG